CTATCATTTTTTGGTGTGTTTTCATCATCTTCATCAAGGTCGCTGAGCAATTCCTCAAACATAGGAATTGTTGCTTTTAATCCTTTAGAACACCAAATTCGTTGCTGTTCATCATCAAATAACGCACACTGAAAGCGTGTCTTTTTAAAGTTTGTAACTTCAATGCTGTCTTCGCCAAACTCGTTTGTTAAAAATCTAAGTGCACTTGCGTGCCAAGTTTTAAACTCGGGTAAATCGGCTGTTACTCTTTTAGTTAACAGCTCGTTTGCGGTCTGTATTAGTTTCTTTAGTTTTGCACAACTATCCATATTAACACCTCCGTGTAAAATATTGTAGCAAAGTCCGTTTTATGGTACTTTGCTGTATTTTTAATCCTTGACACTTGAAAATATCGAACAGGTGTTCTATAATATAAGTATAGGAATTTTGCTATAATCCGAAAGGGGATTGAATGATGAAATTAAATAAAGATATAAAAAACGAGATTATCGAATACATTAACTTAATTGAATCAAATGAATTGTTAAAACATTTACTAAATATCATAAGAATGGCATATCGACAATATAAAAATGGAAAATGGGGAGCTTAAAGCTCTCTATTTTTTTGTGCTATTTATAAAGTCCTTAAAAACTTGTCTTTCAATCGGCGACATATTTAAGTAGCCTCGCATTATTTCAAGGTCTAATTCATCAAGATTATATTCTTTTTTTAACAAATCTAAAACACTTTCTGTTTCAGGTTCCGTAAAAGGTTCGCCTATGCCCTCGGTAAGCCATTCACGGTTGACATTAAATTTTTCACATATATCTGAAATAGTACGCTCCGTAACGGCTCTTTCACCTCGTTCCATATGAGAAACAGCCGACTTGCTTATATTTAATTTTTCAGCTAAATCTGTTTGAGTAAGATTTAATTCAGATCTTATTTTTGAAATTCTGTTCGCTATGGTCATATGTAATACCTCCTTTCAGTTATTATTATACACTAAAAATATACTTTGTCAACTTAATTTTAAAAAAGTGTATTTTATTTTGAAAAATAGTTGACAATGGGGAAATTAAACGGTATAATAAGTGTACAGAGTAAACAAAGGAGTGAAAAACAATGGCGAAAGGCAAAAAGAATGGTCGCAAACCCAGCCCCCTTGAAAAGTTGGTGTTTGCGACCGCAATACTTAACCTTATCAAAGCTATCATTGATTTAATCAAAGAAATGTTTTGATAAGAAATCTGAAAAGGGGAGCGACCAACTCCCCTGTGTAAGATTATAGTATATGCCTTTTCTGTTGTCAATATATAAAGGAGTGAACAGAATGGATATTATCAGCGTTGCATTAAGCGGACTGATTGCAGTTTGCAACATTGCAATTATCGTTATTATTTTAAGGAGGTGGAAAAAATGAAAACAACCGCAGAAATCAGTAATACTAACACGCAGGTTAAGTTAAGTGTAGGCGATGAATTGGCTCAGACCTTGCTTGCTATGGACGGTAGGGATAAAGAAATAGCTTATGCTATGATGCAGGGAATGATTGCGGGCAAAAAACTTGCCGATAACAGCAACACGCAGAAAACAGCGTAAGGAGGTGAGAATTATGGCTAACACTCATACAGACGAAATTTTTAATGTGTACGGCGCACTTGACAACCTTAACAAACGAATGAAAATCGTTGAGGAAAAAGTGCCTGATTACACTGCGGATATGCTTGAAGTTTATCGAAACCTCGGTGCTCTTACAAAGCGTATTGCAGAACTTGAAGAACTTATAACCAAACCAAAACTAAAGAGGTGAGAAAATGGGATTTTTTAATAATTTATTCAACATAGAAAAAGCACCAACAGTCACCAAGACTGTCAGTGCACCTTATGTTCCGCCTTATCCTTTAGAAAAAGATTTTTATACTTTTGATAAGGTAGAGTGGAGCGGAGCGTTACCACCTCATTCAATGACACTTTCTTTTGTACTTCCTTATTCCGATTGGTGCGAATTTGAAAAGTCAGACCTTTATCGAGATTTGGAGAATTATCTTCAGGAATTACAAAAACGAGGTAACCCGAATGAGAATGTAGGCATTCAAGATTGATAGGCAGATGTTCATTGTATGTCGGAACATACTCATCAACACCTTTTGCCTTGTGATGATAAGAATTAACTTCGTGGGTGTTGTAATCTTCGGTGTACTCTATGCCGTTCAGAATTAATTGAATGTCGGTAACAGAAATAGGCAGTTGCGATTTATTGTTAAGTTTATAATGAATGAAAAGTCTTTTCTTTCCCTGCACGCCTAATTTGTATGCGTATTCAAGCATTGTGATTTCCAAATTCACTTTGTGCGAAACAAAATAGTTAATCAGGTTTATTAAAGATATTAAAAAGCCTGCAATGCCTAAAATACCACTAATTATTACCCACATATAATCAGCTCCTTTGCTCGATTATAACATTCGCAAAAGATATTTGCAACACAATCAATAATACCACAATCGCAGTCCCATTAAACGGACTTAGCTGAAAAGAGGTGAAGAAGATGAATGAATTAAAAAAAATCCCCACCGCTCAGTTGATAGAAGAGCTGAGCAATAGGGAAGATGTAGATAGTTATACAACTACCGAATCGTACGGCATATTACACAAAGCAAAGAATGTGGATAAAAGATATCCAACGGGAACAATTGTGTTGTTTGTTAATCCACAGGGTAGGTGTTCTGAGTGATGTATTTAATATAATCTCTGTAAAAATCATCAAAAACAACAATTGTATTATCATCGGCATTTTTTTCAAGATAATCAAGCATTACAAATTTGCAAACACTCTCAGGAAAATTATTGTCGGCGATTATGTCATTAGCTGTGTTGTATGTAACATCACTACCGATAACAACTTGTTTGCTTAACCATTTTTTAAAACTCAGCACAATGCACACCTCACTTTCGTTATATAGTGTAATGAATTGCTGTTCATCACTACATATAGTATATCATAGAAAGTTGGTGAAATCAATGCACATCAATGAGTTTGCTGAAATCTTGCTTAAAAGCAGGAAACAGAAAGGCCTTTCGCAAAGTGAGCTTGCTAAGAAATCGGGCTTTACTAAAAGAGCTATTCAGTATTGGGAAAAAGGCAAAAAGAGCATTTCTCTTGAAAATGCCGACAGGCTCTTAACGGCTTTAGGTGTAGAAATCAAGATAGGTAAAACAGAAAGCAGGTGAGAAAATGGCAAAACTTAAACTTATTGACACAAAGGATAAGTTCCTTCTTGAAATTGACGGAACAGAAATTCCGTATGTTACAAGCTATCAGATAACACGAACGGTCGGCGAGGTTGTACTGCTCAAGCTGGCACTCAGCGTTGCCGATGTGGAATCGGTAGAAATCGTTTCAGACAAAATTACCAACGAAAAATAGGAGGTGTACATATGCCGAGAGAAAGACCAATAGTCAACTGGGATGAAGTGCCGGTGATAATTGATGTGCCGTATGTGGCACGGTTGCTTGCACTTAATGTTGATTACACAACACGGCTTGCACAAAAGGGCGTTCTTCCTGCCCACAAAATCGGCAAACAATGGCGGTTCGACAAGGACGAACTCAGACAATACATAAAGGAGCATTGACAATGTGGTTAAGAAACTACCCGACACGCAGAAAACTGCTCAAAGATGTGGAAAACCTCAGAGCAGAGAACAGACATCTCAGCATTGAGCTAAGGAACGCAAGAACGGACCTTGCCCTCGAAAAAACAGCGTCAAACGGTTATCGTCACGAGAACCGAGAACTAAAACGCAAGCTCAAAGCCCTTGAAACGCCTGAATCCGAAGTATTCAATTTTGAATGTGTGGGGGTGAAGAAATGAAAGAAAATGTTTTTGAACGAATGGAAAGAATTGACGGACAGAGAAAAATCTCTGATTTCATTGTTAAGCAAAAACAGGATTATGAATTTAAAGTTAAGTATGCAACTATCAGAGCGAGAGAATTTGCTGAAGAATGCGATAGACGAGAATTAAACTATCACGTTTCGGTCGGCGGTCTTGATAGCATTACATTATTTATCTTTTTAAAGTCGATCGGAATCCATGCCCCAGGAATCAGCGTTTCTTATCTTGAAAATTCGAGTATTCAAAAAATACATAAAGAGCTCGGAATTGAAAGGTTAAAGCCATCAGTTCGTTATGTTGACAGTGCAGGAAAAGAGCACCGCTGGACTAAACAGGATATAATTCAGGAGTTTGGATTTCCTGTCTTATCAAAAGAAATTGCCGCCAAGATTGAATTACTTGCAAATCCGACCGAAAAAAACAAAACTGTTCGACACGCTATTGTAACAGGCGAAACAGGGGCCTATGGCGGTTATCAAAAAAACAGTCGTATGAAAATGTCGCAAAAATGGCTTGAAAAGTTCGGCGGTTATGCGAACAATGAAGAGGGTACAAATTACCAAATTCCAAATTTCAAAGTGTCATCAAAATGCTGCTATTATCTAAAAGAAAAGCCTTGTAACACTTGGGCAAAAGAACATAACAGCGTGCCTTATCTTGGCTTGATGGCTTCCGAAGGCGGAAGAAGAGCTAAATCCTTAATGATAAATGGTTGTAATTATTTTGGTAAATCTACAATCAGATCAGCACCGTTTGCGATTTTTAACAGACAGGACATTTTGCAACTTGCTCTTGATTTAAATGTTCCTGTTCCCGAAATATATGGAAAAATCGAGAGGCAAGAAGATGGTACTTTGTACACAACCAAAGCTCAAAGAACAGGTTGCTCAATGTGCGGATTTGGTTTGCACTTGGAAAAGCGCCCTCATAGATTTGACTTACTTAAAGAGCAAAATCCTAAAGAGTGGGAGTATTGGATGTATAACTGCTGCACAGATGATAAAACAGGCGAAAGATACGGCTGGGCAAGGGTGTTGGATTATATCAATGTTAAATATTAATTGCAATTGCAAAGAAAAATCCGCTGAAGCTCCACAAAGCCTCAACGGACAAAGAAAAATACCTTAATTAAATGATAGACAATTTTAAGCGAATTGTCAAGGAGGACTTTAATATGTCAGTAAAAATATCAGCTTTTGAAATCGAAAATGTAAAAAGA